CTCCAAACATCTGTCAGATCGGCCTCACCTGGCTGTGCGTAGCGTCCGTTCTGAACGCTGAAATCCCGGTAGAGGCCCCTGTGGCGGGCTTTCAGTATGGCCGGAGCCTCGCGCATGGGTGTTCTGACGACGTTTGGAATCGATATTTGAGCAAGGCGATCGATGCCATTCAGGTCAATCAGCGCCCCCAAAATATATCTGCGGGGTTTTTTCCTTTGGAATCAGGAACTTGATGTTTCAGGGGGTCGTTAGCAGCAAATCGGCCTCTATGCCCCGACTGACGTGGCTTGTAGCCGTTTTGGGGTGTGGTATAAACCCGTGTATGTGGCTCACTCAACTAAGGGGCGGTTTATGATCTCAAGACGACGTTTTCTGGCAGGTTTGGCTGTCGCGCCCGCTGTCATCACCACACCCGGGCGACCCTGTGCGCCACCGTCGCCCCCTGCATACGTCTGAAGAGCAGCTTCAAAAGATTGCCACTATCATTCAGGAGACGCCGGACCCGTGAGATCGACAGAAGAAGATCACTCAGTACATGATCTCGACCGGGCGCGGCCAGTGTCTGGCAACGTCGCCGCTCACCTCTGCCCCAACTGTGGCCGGTATGTCTCTCGGGGCCATCAGTGCCTAAACCTTGGTTTATTGTCCAACAACGGGCAAAATGGTCACACTGTCGGATCATTCGTCACAAAATTATCCAGGGTTTTTATGTTCGGCTTAAACGAAAGGAAACAAGATCGAATGGAAGTAAATAAGATCCTTGAGAACGTTTCAGTTCGACAGAAAGAACTTGAGCGCCTGTCAGAGCAAATCGACGGCGATCTGGGGTCGACATGGCGCGAGCTTCAGGTTGTGGCAGGGGGCGAGGACAACGGCCTTACGGCCCTTCTCAGCGCGTTGATACAGTCCTGTCCCCTGCCGGTCTGGGTCAAGAATGACGAGGGCCGCATGATCTACCAGAATGACGCCTACATCGAGCAGTACGGCGGTTATATCGGCGGTTTTGACTCCGACCACTACGACAAACAGACATCGAAGACATTTGACGAAAACGACACGAAGGTTAGGGAAACCCGGGTGACGTTGTTTTGTACAGAAGCCCTGCACAATCCCAGGACCAATAACAATTTGCTGCTCCAAGTGGTCAAATGGCCGATTGTTCTGGGCAACGAAATACACGTTTGCGTGGCGGGCGTGGGCTTCTTCAAGCTAACGGACTAGCGACAAGAGGTTTTACGGGTGGCGGATGAAGAAGAAAAATTCAGCAGCTTCGCGCTTTATCGGCCATTGATTGAGAAGCAGATAGCGGATCTGGAGCGTGCGGCAAGAATCTTGGCCGAGCAGCAGACCAAAATGGACAAGCAAGTAGCCTTACTCAATCAGCGGGTGCTTATTATCAGCACCGCCGTGGGTTTGGGAGTCGGCACAGCCGTTAACATTGGATTAAGATTTCTATGAAAAAGAGCAGCAATTGGCTGGGCGTGGCTGGGATTGTCTTTATCCTGATCGCCATTATTGGCCTGACCTATACGGCGCTGGAGGATAGATGAACTGGCCCAATTTCACGCGAGAGGAGTTTGCTTGCCAGTGTGGCTGCGGGGGAAACGAGGTTCAGGATGACCTCATCGATCGACTGCAACGCATCAGGACAAGGCTCAAGATGCCGCTCAGGGTCACTTCAGGGTACCGTTGCCCAGATCACCCCATTGAGGCCGCGAAGTCCAAACCCGGCGCCCACACCACGGGGCTTGCTGCTGACATCGGTATCGATCGGGGCGAGGCGTTCCTGTTTCTGTCGGCGGCGCTGGACGAGAACTTCACGGGCATTGGCGTCAACCAAAAGGGCGAAGGCCGGTTTATTCACGTTGACCTGATCCCGAACAGGGTCAATTCTCCTCGCCCTACCATCTGGAGTTACTGACATGCTGGGCAAAATCTTCAAATTCATCACGGCAGGCGGCAAAACCACCGAGCAGATCCTCGACAAAGACAACGGCCTGCTGACCCAGGTGGGCGGCTGGATCGGCAACGCGCAGTTCACCGAAGAGGAGCGCGCCGAGTTTAACCGTGACCTGGCTGCCGGCGTCAGGACGTTCGCGATCGAGACCATGAACGAATCGACTGACCGGTCAAAGGCGCGGCGCTCCATCGCGGTGCTGACCGTGCAGATGTTCTTCCTGCTTCTGTTCGCGGCAGGCGCTCTCTTTCCGTTCGACCGGGAATGGTCCGCGTTCGTGTTCAACCTGACGACAACGCCGGTATTCGGCGGGCTGGTCGTCTCGATATCGATCTTCTTTTTTGGCTCACACGCAGCGGCGAAGTGGAAAAAGGAGAAATGACGGTTACAATGCGCCCATGATCCTTGACAGAAACGGCAGACCCCTCAACGCCCCGGCGCCGAAGCTGGCACTGCCGGTCGGGCGGGTCAATCCTGAACTGACGTCTCGTCGACGCACGAAAAACGGCAAGCCAGTGATCCGTGTCACCGCCAACATGCGCGGCATCGACTTCCACCGGCTTAAGGACGGCGTAGAGCAGTCATACACGCCCGTTGGACAAAACCTGATGGATGAGGGCATGTTCCAGTTGCGCGTCTACAACTCGCCCACAGCGGCCCTGACGCCCAAGGACAAGGACAAGCGATGAGCAGAGAGCACATTTTCGGCTGGGATCGGCCAAAAGCCGTCCATGAACTGATGAATGAGGACGAGATTCGCTCGTTCACGGTCTCCGGCGACGTTTTCTGCGACAAGGACAGCGTTTCGCTCTCAAGCGCCGCCTGGACAGTCGTTTTCGGCAATATCTCGGTTGGCGCCAGCAGCGAGTCGGGCAACAAGACAACCGTAGCGGTCACCGCATCACAAGGTGGCCGCTCACAGTTCAAAGTGACGCTGACGTTCGATGACGGCCAGAAGGGCGTGATGTACTTCAACGTCAACGTCGAGTCACAGGAAGATTACGTGGAAAGGTATTTTCATCATGGCTAACCGGAAGACCGCGGGCGAGGTTCGCGAGAAGATTCAGGCCCAGAAGCATCTGCGTCGCCTCGAGCACTATGCCTTCAGCACGCCGGACCCCGAGCATGGGAATGAAATCCCCGAACTGAGCGCGCAACAGGTGAAAGTCTCTCTCGCGCTGCTCAACAAAGTGGTGCCGGACCTCCGCGCCGTCGAAATCGAACTGGGCGGCAAGGACGACAAGCCGGAAGTCGGCTCTCACCCCATGACCGGAAAGGTGGAAGATTGGCAAGATATGTTTGGCAGCCCCAGCCAGGACCGCAAACCTCACTAGTCAACTGTCCAGTCGATGAGATTTGCTATGGCGGTGCCCGCGGTGGCGGCAAGACCGACGGCATGCTGGGCAAAAATGCGATCAAGGCCCAACTCTACGGCAAGCATCAGCGCGCTGTGTTCTTCCGCCGCAAGCAGATTGAGCTTGAGGATGCGATCGCCCGTGCCCACGAGATCTACGGCCCGCTTGGCTGGGAATGGCACGACCAGAAGAAAACCTATACCTCTCCCAACGGCGCCACGCTCCGATTCCGCTATCTCGAACGCGACAAGGACGCCATGCTGTATCAGGGCCACAGCTACACCGACGTCTACATCGAGGAAGCCGGTGCGTTCGCGTCAGTGGGCCCGATCAACAAACTCAGGGCGACCCTTCGCTCCGGCCACGGCATTCCCTGCCAGCTTCACCTGACCTGTAACCCGGGCGGCCCCGGTCACCAATGGATCAAACAGCGGTACATCGATCCGTACCCCGATGGCATGCGGGTGTTCAAAGAGAAACTGCAAGGCATGAACCCGGGTTCCTTCATTGAGAACCGCTTTGTCTTCATTCCCGCCAAATTGAAAGACAACGCCTATCTCGGCGATGACTACGTCGCGAAACTCCGCATGGTCGGTTCTGAGGCGCTGGTACAGGCATGGCTTCAGGGCGACTGGAACGTCGTCGACGGGGCCTATTTCAGCGAATGGCGCCCCGAGCTCGTGTTGCAGCCGTTCCAGATTCCGGACAACTGGATGAAGTTTGGCGCCTTCGACTGGGGCTCTGCCCGCCCGTTCTGCTATCAGTGGTGGACGATCGCGAGTGAGGCGGTGGTGCGCCGCAACGTCGTTGTGCCTCGTCATGCGATGATCTGCTATCGCGAGTGGTATGGCGCCAAAGGCCCCAACGTCGGCCTGCGCCTGACCGCTGATGAGGTCGGCAAGGGCATCCGGCAGAAGACCGAGGAGAAGATGTCCTACCATGTGGCGGACCCCGCGATCTTCGTTGAGGACGGCGGCCCGTCGATCCGTGAGCGCATGGGCATCCCGTTCTATCAGGCCAAAAACAAGCGTGTCAGCAGCGCCGGCAGACTCGGCGGCTGGGACATCCTTCGACAACGAATGGTCGGAATTGATGGAAATCCCATGATTTTCTGGTTCAATACGTGTACTGACTCAATTCGCACCATTCCGATGCTGCAACACGACGAGACCAATCCGGAAGACCTGGACACCGAAGCGGAGGACCACGCGGCGGATACAACGCGCTATGCGGCGGCCTCACGCCCCTGGGCGACCCAGCAGGCGAAGGAAGAGCAGCTGGATAAGTGGGACAAGCGATTCATGGCGGCAGAGCAATCATATTATGACGGAGCGGGCTCATGGCTGGCGAGATAGCGGAAATGGACGAGAAGCGCGCCGAGAAGATTGACCTCTCGACGCTGACCAAGATGGTCGATGACGCTATCGACCTGACCAAAGACGCCCGCCACCAATCCGCCCGGTGCCGCGATTACTACGACGGCAACCAGCTGACCGCAAAACAGATTGAGACCCTGCGCGCCCGCAACCAGCCTGAGACCGTCAACAACAAGATCTCGAGCATGGTCGATTTCCTCAAGGGGATGGAACTCAAAACCCGCTCAGACCCGCGTGCGCTGCCCAGAACACCGAAACACGAGCGCGATTCCTTCCCGGCGACCGATGCCCTGCGCTATGTGTCGGACAACGCCAATTTCAACGAGATTGCCAGCGAGGTCTATGAGGATTTTCTGATTGAAGGCCCTGCCGGTATCTCGGTAGAGGTCGAAAAGACCAAGAAGGGCATTGAGGTCGTGCTGTATCACATTCCGCACGACCGCCTAATTTTCGATCCGTACTCGCGAGACAAGCAGAAGCGCGATAGCCGTTTTGATGGTGTTGTCACCTGGATGGACGTCGACGCCGGAAAGGAGCGGTGGCCGGACAAGGAAAAAGAGATCGAGGCCGCTTTTGAGAAGGGCGGCAATCACGGTAAGAACATTGGCCGTGATGACGAGAGCTACGACGATGTGCCGCGCTGGTACGAGAACACCTCCCGCCGGCGCATCATGGTGGTTGAACTGTATTTCATCCACAAAGCCGTCTGGCATCGCGCCGTGTTCGCGCATGACATGTATCTTGAGGAGCCGAAGAAATCGCCGTACAAGGACGATGATGGCCTGCCTTGCAACCCGCACATCATCGCCTGCCCCAAGATCAGCCGGAAGGGCGACCACTACAGCCCGACGCTGGGCAAACTGCCGATGCAAGATGAGATCAACGCCCGCCGCATCAAAGGGCTTGATATGGTCACGCGCCGGCAGACATGGTCGAAAGAGGGCGCGCTCAACGACATCACCCAGTTCAAGAAAGAGGTCAATGACTCCGGCGGTCACATCCAGTTCCCGCCGATGGGCGAATTGGGCCGCGACTTCGGCTTTGTCGAGAACGGCAACCTGTCTGACGCCCAATTCCGCATGTACACCGACGCGCTGCGGGATATCGAGGCGCTGACGAATGCTTCACTGGCGGCGAAGAACGAGACCAACATGTCTGGCAGGGCGCTCAGGGAGCTCTCCAGTGGCCGTTCACTGGAAATCCAGCCGGTGTTTGATGTCTACAGTACCTGGCGCATTCGCGTCCTCAGAGCGATCTGGGACCGCATCCGGCAGTACTGGAACGAGGAGAAATGGATCCGCGTGACAGACGATCAGTCGACAACGCGTTTCGTGGGCCTCAATTCCACCATGACGGTCAAGGACGCGGTGATCGAGCAGTATGGCTTTGTGCCGCCGGAACTCGAGGGTGACGAGCGCCTGAACAACCCGGTGACCGGAAAGAACGGCGAGCCTCTGCCGCACAACCGCATTTCGGACATGGAGGTGGACATCACGATCGATGAAGTGCCGGATATCGTGAACCTTCAAGCCGAGCAGTTTGAGATTCTGGCCGAGCTCTACAAGGTCAATCCGGAGAAGGTGCCGTTTGATGCCCTCATTCAGATGAGCCAGCTTCGCGACAAGGACAAGCTGATCGGTGGCAAGCAGACGCCGGAGCAGAAGCAGAAGGCCCAGCAGAAGGCGCTGGCCGAGCAGCAGGACGCGCAGCTTGATGAGGCTGAGAAGTCCTCGCGCATCGAGAAGAATCGTGCCCAGGCGGCGGATATGATCGCCAGAGCGCAGCAGACAGCGATTGAGAATGAACTCCTCAAGAACTTTCCTGTTGCGCCAACGTCCCTGAGCCTTTAGTATTTTGACATCTGTCGCCTTCAGGGCGATTCGGGCCACCCACGATACGGGTGTTACGTGACTGCAACGAGAAAGCGGGTAAAAAGTGAGCGATGAAGTAAGCGAAGGGGCGGAAGCCCAAGAATCGGCTGATTTTCAGCCACAATCACTGAGTACGATCTTTGCGGCGGCTGATGAAGCGGCCAGCGAGGAAAAGTCGGAAGCGCCGGCGCCAGAGGGCGAGACACAGCCACAGGCTGATACCCAGGCATCGGAAGACGACACGGGCGAAAAAGAGGCTGATTCGGCGCCGGAGTCAGACAAATCGGAAAGTGATTCGCATACCGTACCGCTCGCCGTGATGATGAAAGAGCGTGATGGGCGTAAGTCCGAGCGCGCGAGAGCCGACAGACTCGAAGCTGAGATGAAGGCCCTCAAGGAAGGCGACACCAAACGACCTTCTGTTTTCGACAATGAAGAGGAGTTTGTCTCTCACATCGAGAGCCGAGCGACTCAGATGGCCGAAAACAGGTTCTTCGCGATGTCAGAGAAGCTGGCGGTGGACTCTTTCGGTGAAGAAGTTGTTTCGACAGCAATGGAACGACTTGCCGAGATTGTTCAGACCAACCCGCAACTGGCCGTGAGGTTCAAGGATTCCGCGAGCCCTTACCACGAAGCGGTAAAGATCGTGGAAGAGCAGGAAAAGGTACAAGCCGCCCTTGATGGAACTCTGGAAGAGCAAGCCCGTGAAGCGGGCCGGAAAGAAGCCCTGAAGGAGAAAGCCAAGCAGTCTCAGGAATCGGAAGAGTCGGAAATCCCATCATCACTAGCCGCCGTCGGATCAACTGGCGTCGGCGCTGGATCAAACTGGCAGGGCCCGACACCAATCAGTAAGGCTCTGCAATGATGAGAGATTTTAACTCATGGCAGACACTACAGCCGCAAGTGGATTAACAGTCCAACAGTGGGATGACGAATATTTCGTCGAATCCCTCAACGCCAACCACTTCTCGTTTTACTACGGGGAAGACAAGAACTCGGTCATCCAGCTCAAGGAAGACCTGACGAAGAAGCGCGGTGACTCGATCACGTTCGCTCTCGTCTCGAAACTCAAGCAGGCCGCGACCACCGGCAGTTCCACGCTGGAAGGTAACGAGGAAGAGCTTGAGAGCCACAGCCAGAAGTTCACCATCGACCAGTATCGCCACGCTGTACGGGTGCAGGTGCTCGAGGAGCAATTCTCGGCCATCCCGCTCCGGAACGCCGCGAAAGATGCGCTGATGGAATGGCACATGGAGCTCATCCGCGATCAGATCATCGAAGCGATGGGCTCAATCAACGGCGTTGCCTACGCATCGGCCACAGAGGTCCAGAAGGACGCCTGGCTGGTTGATAACGCTGACCGCGTGCTCTTCGGTGCTGCGACCAGCAACAACGCCTCAAACGACCACAGCGCCGCTCTGGCGAACATCGACACGACCAACGACAAGCTGACGACTGCCGCTATCTCGCTGATGAAGCGCCTTGGCAAGAACGCCAGCCCGAAGGTCCGTCCGGTATCGCCGCGAACACGTCACTCTCGCTCTGACGCTTACGTGCTGTTCACCGGTTCGCTGACACTGCGCGACCTGACGCAGAGCACTGCCTTCCAGCAGGCCAACCGTGATGCGCGCAACCGCGGCACGACCAACCCGCTGTTCACTGGCGCCGACTACGTGTACGACAACGTCGCCATCATCGAGATCGAGGACATTGACGTGATCTCGGGTGTGGGTGACTCGGCCAGCGACGTTGCCCCGGTGTACCTCTGCGGTGCTCAGGCAATCGGTTACGCCATTGCAAAACGTCCCCAGACGGTCGAGGAAGAGTTCGATTACAAGGACAAGCAAGGGTGTGCCGTTCGCATGTGGCACGAAATCGACAAGCTGCGGTTTGGCACCAACAACGACACCGACGATCCCAAGGATCACGGCATCGTCACGGGCTACTTCTCAGCAGTTGCTGACTAACAGGAGATTTGACTCATGGCAGCAGAAACTCTGACATCTGACCAGGCGGCGGCAACCGCTGCGGTCTACAAGCCCACCGGCGCCGGACTTGTCGCCAACTCACGCGGGGCGTATGCAATTGCGGCCAACGTCGAGGACGGTGACATCTTCGAAATGTCCAAACTTCCGGCAGACGCGGTTGTGTTCATGGGGCACTTGTTTGCGCCTGACATCGACTCAAACGCGACTGAGGAGCTGGACATGGACATCGGCTGGGCAGCCAATGGTACTGAAGCGGCAGATCCGGACGGTTTCGGCAATCTTGGCGTCCTGACGGGCGACGCGGTTGCTGGCATCAAGCCGGAAGTCGGCATCTCCATGCCTTACGGTGGTGTACTGATCTCAACGGGAAGCCAGCCCTTCTCGGCAGAGACGACCATTCAGGTCGAGGCCAACGCGGCAGCCGCCACGTTCGCCGCCGGTACGCTGACCACCAACACGCTGTTTAGCGTTCCGTAACAGTAGCCCCTGGGGGCCTCCGGGCCCTTTTTTTTGCAATAGGAGAGGCCCGTGGCAACCCTTGCAGTGATTCGCAAAGATGCGCTTGAACTCTTGGGGCGGGCCAATCCGTATGACACCGTTGACAGCACGCTGGACACCGACATCGGCGATGCCTATACGCAACTGTGGAATGAACTGGAAACGCGGCAACTGGCCTTCTGGGGCCTCACAGAAGACGTACCGGACAGATTTGTGCGTATGGTCAAGTATCTCTTGGCCTACTTCTACGGCGGAGAGGTCGCGGTCTCGGACACGCGCTGGCAACGGATTGTGATTGTCACCGGTCAGGACGGCGAGAAGGGCTTTAAGACGATCCGTCAGATGGGCGCCGGCACCAACACCAACCCGATCATCGCCGGCCAATTCTACTAGGAGCGCCCATGCCCCGCGTTGGCATCCCTCTCGACACCAACTACTCGAGCACTCGACTTTCGGCGGCCTCGCAGAAGACCGTCAACATGTTTCCGCATTCGACTCGCGGATTCCGTCAATTCCCCGGCCTCGCTAGATTTGCGAGTTTGCCAGCCGCCACTCAGTTTGAGGGGTCAATTGACCTTTTTCAGCTCACCCTAGGAGCCTTCAGCCTGGCCGACAACCCTGGCTACGCCAAACCGTATTTCGCCGACATCTCGTTTGACACTGACGGCGACATCTTCTCTGCATTGCACAGCGATTCGGTTGACGGTGATGAGCGTACGCTGTACATCGACTGCACGGGTAACGAATTCGACATTCTGAACGAAACCTCCTACAGCGCGAGCTATTTCACCTCTCGCGGCAGTGCTGTCGGCTATGCTTTCAATGCGGTGGGGGACAGGGCTTTCAGCGCAGTCGGAGACCCCAGTCAAACGAAAATTGTCGCTTACATCGTCCTAAGCACCAGTGTCGGGCAATACCACGCGGCTTTCGCTACGGCGGGGGACGACAACTACATCAACGGCAACTTCTACTCGGGCGTCAACATCCCCGCGGCCATCGGCGGCATCGCCGACATCAAATTCAACAACGACGGGTCTAGCTTCTACCTGCTCGACTCGGTAAACGGCAAGATTCACCAGCTCGCTTGCCCGTCGGCAAACTACGATCTGCGGGGCATTACCAGCTCGACAGTCATCACTCACACGATGGACTACACAGCCGACATTGCAGCGGGAGACGCGGTGTCATTTGATATCAGTTCTGACGGCACCCGATTCATGGTGATGGACGACAACAACCGCACGCTCCAGTTCTACAGGCTGATTACGGCTTGGGACCTGTCCACCGAAGTCGTAGATCCGAGACAGGAAGACCTGACCGAGATTCCGACAGAGGATCCAAATCCAATCGTTTGCCGCTTCTTCAACGATAAGATTTTCATCCTCTGCGACGATGACTCAGACGGGTCCACAGCTCCGACGAGCCAGAAGGTCTACCAATATTCATCCTTCAAAGGATTCGGCACCGAGCGGGCGGCCATCGAGATGAACGGCATCGCCTACGCTGTGGTCGGCAATCGACTGGTGTTTTTTACCGATGCAGGCGATGGCTATGGTCTGAGTGGTAAGATTGACGGTTTAGGGAGAATCAGCGCGGACACAGACGGCACAAATCTGGTGATCCCGGCTGGTGCAAAGAAGTACAACTACACAGTTGCTGGCGGCCTCGTAGAGATCACTGATGCCGACCTGGGGGACGCGAACACAGTCGGCTTCCTCGATCGACGCTTTACCTTCGAGCAGGACGGTACGAACGCTGATTTTGTCGACAGCGACATCAACGATCCGACCACTATTCAGGCGATTAACCGAGGGGTGACCGGATCTGATGACGACAACTGCATTGCCGTCTTCACGGTGGGCCAGCTTGCTTACATGCTCGGGGAGCGCACGATTGAGCCGTTCAAGACAATCGGCTCAGGCAACCCGCCAAAGCGCCGACAGACCGTGATCGAGCGCGGCATGATTGGCCCCCACGCCATTGACCAGATTGACGGCATCATTTACCTGATGGACAACAACCGCAGGCCAGCCGTCATGAAGGGTCTGACGATCCAGCCAATCAACCTGTCGAGCTCACTGGGCAGGGTCTTTGACACCATGACAGACCCCTCTGACTGCACTGTGTCCTGCTTCTCCTGGGAGAACGAGAACTTTGCGGCGTTCAGCTTTCCGACAGACAGCCAAACCTGGGTCTATCACGAGCCTTCGAAGTCATGGTTTGAACTCCAGGACTCTGCCGGCGGCCGGTACCCAGCCGCGTCTTTTGTTCAGATTTACAGCCATGTGCTGGCGTTTGGCCTGACGACGGGGAAAATCCACACCCTGTCTGCGACGGACTACCGGCAGGATGACGCCAACGTGGCGCGCACCAAGCACACCGGCCTGATTACCTCCGAGCTCTTCGGCGAAGAAGGCCAGGACATGGAGATCGAGGTTCTCTACCTGACGTTCGAGTCCACCGGTGCAGCCACTGTCACCGTCTCAGTCGCCACAGAGGCCGATCTGACGACGTTTTCCCGTTCACGTGACATAACCCTTGCCGCTGGCGTACAGACGGTTGAACTGCCTCTGTGGGGTGTTTCACGTGAAACCATCTTCCAGATCGAGACATCGGCCAACGCGAAAGTAGACCTGATTGACGCGGCGGCTGAGATTGAGGTCTTGCACGGATGACTCACCGGATTCTGTTTGATCCGCGTGCCTCGCTGGCATCGCCACAGACGCTGGAAGACCTCATTGAAGGCTACAACCAGATGAGGGATTGGGCGATCGATGTCTGGTCGCTGATTGAGCCGTTCCGGCTTGAGTCGGCTGACGACATTACGTTAGGCGACACGCCGTCGATCTCGGTCATTATGACCAACACCACCTCCAAGACCGTGACCCTCTATGAGACGCCGCTGGACGGCTATGAGGTGTACATCTTCAAAACCGATGCAGCGGTCGTCATTGATCCGGGCCCCAACTATACGGTCGCTGGCGGATCCTCACTGACGGCTGACGATGCTCAGCTGCTCAAGTTCGATGAGGGCAACGGCGACTGGAAGGTTGTTGCGCAGCACCATGCGGGCGGATTTGTCACCCTCGACACGGCGCAGACGATCAACGATAGCGATTGGAATGGCGCGGATCTGGATATCACCAATGGCGGCACAGGATCAAGCAGCGCACCAGCCGCGAGAATAGCCCTGGGGTTGGAAATTGGTGTTGATGTAGAACCAGCAGATGCCACCATTCTTAAAGACGCTGACATTGGTGTAACTGTTCTGTCCCCGACGGGCGATGGCTCACAACTAATCGGAATCAGCGTTACGAATGCGGAGAAAGCAAACATTGCGCTAAACTCTTTTAACATAGCTGTGAACGGCGCTATGACAGTTCAAAAAATGGTTGATGGCGTTAGCGATGTGTTCACGGATGAGACAGGTATCGACAAACTCAGGAGCATTGATGAGAGTTATAATGCTGCTGATGGGAGTTATAGTGATATCGTACTTTCCCCAGACTATGTCTCTAACCCGCCCACGTTTGATGGTGCGTTTAGTGTTGTAGCACAAGAAATCAGCCCATCGGGCATGTTCGTTTCTAACGACAACACAAAGCTTTATGTTATAGGATCCACGGGAGACGACATAAATCAGTATTCAATCACATCATCAGATTTTGTCGCTAGCCCACCCACGTTTGATGGTGCGTTTAGTGTTGCAGCACAAGAAACCAGCCCAATGGGCATGTTCGTTTCTAACGACAACACAAAGCTTTATGTTATAGGATACACGGGAGACGACATAAATCAGTATTCAATCACATCATCAGATTTTGTCGCTAGCCCACCCACATTCGACGGCGTGTTTAGTGTTGCAGCACAACAAACCAGCCCAACGGGCATGTTCGTTTCTAACGACAACACAAAGCTTTATGTTATAGGTCTCACGGGAGTCAACATAAATCAGTATTCAATCACCTTGACATCAAACATGAGTCTACATGCAACCACCGTTATTGCTTTAGCCCCACCGGACGAAGCATTTACAGTCCTACATGAAGAAGACATAGACGCTGTAACATTAAATACAGACCTGAGCGTATGGGTATCAAGAACGCCACAGCTAGTGTATACAGTTGATTTTGC